AATACTAGGTATATTATACCATAATTATTACGCATTTTATTTCATTTTGTAACTAATATTATTAAAGTAACTTTCTAATAAAAATAAGACCACCTTGTACGGCAGTCTTATTTATTGAATCAAGCTTAATATAAAAATATACTTTATTGGGATCAACATTTTTACCATAAGGGAATTAAACTTGAACAAATAAATATAAAATTTTTAGGGAGTAATAGGTACGAATCATGTGGTTCGTGATTAACATAATAACACAATACTTTAGTTTTTCAAATAAAAAACGCTACGGTTTCAAAGTAAACCGTAGCGCAAGTTAAATTATATAAAACTCAACAATCACACTGAAAAAGGTTATAACAACCTAGTAATCATTATACCAAATTTTATTATCTATTCAACCATAACAATTTATGATTTTGCTATTTGTAGTGTTTAAATGTGTTCTCTTCACTATCTAATTCAGCGATACGAATGTTGTTATTAATCAATTTCATTATAACGTTTTTTAGAATATTCATATAGCTTTTCGGTAGTGTTTAATGTCAAATTGTCAACATCGCGCTTACCCTGTCTTAATTGTGAAATAACGTATTGTGATACACCAGTTTCTTTATGGATTTGATATCCCGTTATATTACTTTCGACCAATTCGATTATTTTCTTTTTGTATTCTGACAAGCTCTTCACCTTCATATCTGTACCCTAATTTTTTCATATGTTTGATTCTTGCAAATTTAATTATCTCGGGCAATAATAAAATAAATACGATAAGAATTACTTTAAAAATGATATTCATTTGAATTCATCACCTATCTATTATATAATAACCATGAAAAGAGGTAGGGGCTTTCGCCCCTGTTGGATTAATCATTTTTTCTGATTATCTTTCTTGGCTTTAAGATAATCTAGATGCCATTTTCTTAGTTGTTTTAAAATTGCTGGTGTTCTTTGTACTGTAGCAAGTACGATGAGCATCAGCATTTTTATGATGTCGTCCAATTTAACCACCTCCTCTCATGGTGGTTTGTAAGTCATGAACCAACTTACAAATATAATTATACTACACAAATGTTTATTATACAAGTGCTTTCTATAAAATTTTGCATAAAAAATAGGGTAGCCATAGCGACTACCCTTGTATAATGACGTGGTAATTTTATTATAACAGATTAATTGATTGTACCCCACAATTTCCCTAAACTATCATTTGTTTTATTCCATGTTCTCACAGCTAACCAAACGTCATTACCATTATAAGCTGTGTAACTCACCCAAACGTGACCGTCTTGTTTACATACAGTGTCATATTTTATTGTTTGACCTGGCTGTAATACGCCACTCACAGGGCAACTTCTAAATGGCCCTACATAATGTGTTGTAATAGGAGTGTTAGGTGTAAATGTTGCGTGTTCCGTTTTATAATAAGTTCCATACTTATTGATTTTCCAACCATTCATATCTCGTTTGTTAGCCGGAGTAGAAGCACTGCCAGGTTTGTTTTTAACTGTAGTAACCTTAGGTGTATCACCTTTCATATATGCCCTAATTTGCTTAATGAAGTAATCTTTTAACTTAAGTTGTGTTGCCTTAGTCCATGCTTGTTTTGTTGGATCAATGCCAGCATGTAATTTAGCAGAACGATGAGGACAAGCTGTATAACTAAATTCATTGTGTAAACGAACAGTATTTCTGTTAGCTGGTAATCCCCACTTTTTAAGTTTGTGCGCTGCGAATTTAAGAGCTGTTTGCTCATTTTTAAGGAAATCTTTATCGCTTACGTACAATGATTGATTAACTTCAATTCCATAAGTTTCAAAATTACCCGAACCCGGTTGAACGCCATCTGATACATGCCAGGCAATTCTATCTTCTGATATAGCTTCCCAAATACCATTTCTATCAGCATACGCGTGAGCTATACCTCTTGCCAACCTATTGTAATCTGCGTTTACCAAATTGTTGTAGTATTGCTTTGAATTCATTGTACCAGCATCGTTATGAATAACTACAGCTTTAGGTTTACGGCCTCTCTTAGTCATAGTCCAGCCTTTTATATGATTAGTGTTAACTTTGATGCTACTACTTTTCTTAATTGACTGTTTAGGAGCTGATTTCACATCTTTTTTAGGTTCTTCTATTTCTTTTGCTACAGGCGGAACAATAAAGTGTGTTAAACCATAATAGTTATCCCATCGTAAGCTAGGTTTTTTATTAGCCCAACCATTCCAATTTTGTTCTAAAATTTGGAAGCTATTCGTATTACCGCCATTATATACAATACCAATGTGCCCATAACGTGAATAGGTTCCAGCTGTATATACAGCTATCCAACCTTTTTTGGGTATCGTTGACGGTTTGTTTTCTACAATCTTCCACCCTTTAGGGAATCTGTTTTTTATAGAGCTTTTAGCATCGCCCCACATCTCTGTTTGATTATCAGTTAACCACATTACATAATCTATCGCCAAGTCCATACACTGTGCGTGATAAGCACGGTCTTTATCAATGCAACCTGGTTCCATAGCACCAAAGGAAGCGTCATAACTCGTCCAATGTTTAACTCTGTATGGACTATCTACTACACCGTTTTTATAATCTCTTAAGCGTTTATTGATTTGAGATTGTGTTTTCATCTGGAGCTCCTCCTCCATCATTATTAAATTCGAATTCTTCTTCATCAGAATCATCAGTAAACGATTCGTTAGTGTCGAAAACTTCAGGTTTCACTGCCCCTGATTCACTTTTAAACTGTACAGGGTGGGTATTTTCGTTACGTGGTTTGTTTAATTCGAAGTCAATACCAGCGTCTGAAACTCCCTTAGTATTAGGGTTTGTAACAATACCTAAAGCTACAAGTATTGTAATAATACTTCCCAGAATACTACTGATTGTTTCAAGTTGACTTGATATATCTATACCAAATGCTTCCGTTACTTGTTTTGCAAATAATAAAATAGCACCTACTAAAGCTGTGAGTGTTGTTCCGTTTTTTAAACGTGTCATCCAATTAATCTTCAAAGGTTACATCTCCTTTATTGTAAAATAAAAGAGCCAACACTTTGTGTTAGCTCTTGGTATATTCTATGCATGTGCTTTTTCTGGGTCATATTCAACGCCAGTTAATTCTTTAAATTCTTCTTCTGTAACAAAACCTCGTTTTACAAATAAAGCAAACTGTTCTTCGTTATATAAGCCCATTTTATAATATCTAATACCTATGTTACGCATTAATATCACTCTCCAAAACTTGTAATGTTAAATTCGCCATATCATTCTGTAAATTTGTTACTGTATTTTGCGTTTCTATTAATTGTAATGTTAAATCAGCTATTAAAGTATCTTTATCATCCGGTGTTTCTTCTACTTCAATTTTAGGCTGTTGTTCAAACCATTCTTCGTACGGTGTTCCTACCCATTTTTCACCATCAAAATGAAACGGAGAACATATCCCTTCTGGTGGAGCAATGTCAGTCCATTGTTCTTTTGGGTACTCTAATTCTTCGTCTTTACCTTTCATAACTAAAAATGGAGTTCCGTCATAAAAGTAAACCTGTTTTGTTTCCATATTCTACACTCTCCTATAATGATATTGTTCCTTCGATAGAATAAACACTGTTAGAATCTACTGTGCTATTGGATTCTAAGGTTATTTTTAGCTCTCCATTTGGATTTAAAGTTATATTATAAATGGTCATCGTATTAAGATATGAGTTTATACTTGCTTTTGTGTATTGTGTATATCCACTTATTTTTTGTGAAATGTTCGTTGGTAACTTTGCAAACACCATCGTTTTTGAACTGATATTACTAACCGCTCCGTTAATAAATAACAAATTAGTGTCATTTATAGTAACAAGTCTATATTTTGGTTGGTTTGCCGACCCAGCTTGTGCCGTTCCGTTAATTAATGAAAGAGATTTCCAACCTGTATCTGTATAAGAAATAGTAGACCCGTCTTTTCCTGGTAGTCCTTGTGGACCACGTTCACCAGTATCTCCTTTATCCCCTTTAGGACCTACATCACCTTTTTCTCCGGCTATACCTTGCGCTCCTTGCTCGCCTTGAGGCCCTTCGTCGCCTTTGGGACCTTTGAATTCTTCGTTGTGTGAAGAAAGGTAGTATTGTAAATCTCCAGTTAATTTATCTTTGAATTCGGTATCTAGTAATTCTGTTAAATCTTCAGACATGATTTGTTTAACTGTATCTTTAACTAAATTTAGACTGATTTCTTTAGATACAACCTTTTCTACACCACTATCAACAATTGAGAATGAGAAGTTAGCTACATGAACGGAATGTTCAGGACTGTCCATAAATAACTTACAATTCACTTTCCCAATGTGTTTAATCACGTTAGAAGGTATGTCATATTTGATCAAACCAATTTCAGGAATTAATACTTCAATTGTTTCATCAATGAATACAGAACCATCTTCCATAAATAAATCGAGTTTAGGTTTCATATCTGTTTTAGTTAAATCAACTGGACTGCCATTATAATTAATTCTAATTCTGATAAATGCAGTATTCTCATCTTCTGTATAGAAACGACTACCAATATCCCCTATATCAACATTTCTAGGGTTGATATGTGTTTCGACTTCGCCCATTTTAATAATCATATATCCACCTCATTATTTATTATTAAAGGCTACCCACCGTCAGTGAGTAGCCTTTTATCTATATTTATCGCGAATGTAGTACATACCTTTTAATCCTACTTTAATTAATCACATTTTTTAAAAAGTTGAACAATGGATGGATAAGCCAAGCCACACCACCTCCTCCAACAAATATACCGGTAGCTTTTAAAATAAACTCTTTATTTTCTTTACCTTTCTCTTTTGCTTCTTGTTCTTCTTGACTTAAATGTTCCCTAAACATTCGAGCATCTTTTTCGACGAGAGACAATCGTTGACCTTGTTCTATGATTTGTCGGTTTGTCTTTTTCTGTTCAGCACTCATCTCTTTAGTTGCATCTACCATTTGATTAAGTGTAGGTTTAAATTCTGCTAATAGCACACTTAAATTGTTATAATTGTTTGTATGTTTTTCATCGACTTCTCTTATCCTTTTATGAATAGCGTCCCTATCGTCATAATAACTTTGGGGTAATTCATTGTTTGGCATAATGCAACACTCCAAAGTAAGCATAACCACCACACGTTAAAGTAGTTAAAAAATAAATAAGAGGTGACATCCAATTTAAAGAATCACTAATACCAGCTAACGTAATTACAAAGAAAAAAACAGAACAAATAATCCCTCCTAAAATAAGAGTAATACTATAAACTTTGTTAATATTTCTATAAGGTAAAGCCATAGCTGCAATTGCTAAACATAATCCTCCTATAAAGAATGGAATCCCCCAAATACTTAAGGGGATTATTTCATTAATACTACTATACAATGGGCTTTTATCGACTTGAATTTCAGAAGCAAATATAAAAAAAGAACCTCGAGCCATAGCTATTGTTCCAATAAATAATAAAGAAATAACATTAATATATTCCATTTCAGTCATACGGTGTGTTTTCTTCATCTTTCTACCCACTTTCTATCATTAATTGCAGCGCAGATAGCATTAGCATAGTAACACATGTCTTCTGTCCAATTATTTGTATTTTCTCTATTCTTTTGACTAAAATCGTTTCGACTAAAAAATTCTTTTCTTTGCTGAGTTGATATTTCAATCTGTACACCCATTCCACAGGCGTTTTTGTTAGTTATATTATTAATTTCTTTACCAGCAATTCTTTCAGGAGCGGCTTCCACATTAAAACCTGAAACTTTTAAATTGTGAGTAATAAGTGATATAAGTCTTTCATCCAATCCACCAATATAACTATTTGCTTGATTGCTTGAATAACCATGTATGGCTATCGTTACATTCATAAATTGATTCCAATATAGTAAATTGGGGTTATCATAATTTGTTGAAGTGACGTGTAGAGTCCTATTGTTTTTCGGTTTTAACCCTTTAAAAGTGAAGTAGTTTGCATTCGATAATTCTGCAACCAATAACGCTAATTCAGAAGTACCACACTCTATACCACCTCCGTGTATAGCAGTTATAAGTGATTTACTATTTCTATCTTGCGTCTCAATCATCCAATCTTTTTCATTCCTCAAAAGTTCAGTCATAGATTTATAAGTATCCATCACATTATTCACCACCTTTATCTATCATTCTAATTTCTCCGTAAATATAAGCTTCACGACTTACTGACCACTGATCGCTCTGAGAAATATAAACTTTAACATCTCCATTAGGTTCAATGGTTAATTGAGCACCACAAGCTTTAACAGGCACTGTTCTTAGGAACGCAGTTTGCGTACTTGTAATTAGTTCGCTAGGTAACTTCGCTATAACAGTTCCACTTTTAAAGTTGTCAGCGTTAATTCTTAAAATCACTTCCTTGTAGTCTTGATGTTGAATGATTTTATAAGCACAATTAAAACCATTTTGTCCTTCAGCTTTATAATGTCTATTTTTTATAGCTCCATTAATCAAATCATATTCAATCCAGTCTGAAGATTCAGGTAACTTTTCTTGTATTTCAATAATGCTTTTACGATGTTCATCAATTGTGACGTATCCCTCTTGACTTAATATATTTTCAATATTCCTAACTTCAATTCTTAAATCTTTTAGATATTGTTCCCCTTTTGCGTCAATATCGTTATCATATTCCTCATAAAGATTTTGAATTGTATTTTTAGCTGCACTAAGAGATTCCTCAATGTCTTTTAAACTTTTACTATGTTGTTGATTAAGTTTGTCCAATCCTTTTTTTGTTTCAATCTGAATCTTTGTAATTCCTTCATCACTTGCATCTTTAACTTTAACAACGTAATCTTCTAAATTATCTAATTGTTCTTGTATTTCAGTGGCTCGTGCATTAATTTGTCTTTTTAATTCATCAAACATACGGATATATTTAATTTTAGTTGCACCATTAATTTTATTTATTATTGCGTCACCCACTTCGAATTCAAATTCAGTTAAAACTGCAGTTGATGATTTATCGCTATCTACCTGATTTCGATGGTTAATCGAAATATATATTTGACCTATGACAGTTGTATTCGTTGAAGCTTGTAAGAATTCAATAGGTATAGTTACTTCAATAACACCATTTAAAGGGTCAATAAAACGTACATTTTCAACTACTTGATTAGAACCGTTAGAGGACTCAAGATATATGTACGTTTCAGTGTTTTCTTCACTAATTAATAAAGGCTTTTTGTTTTTAGTCACATAAAACCTTAAAACAGCAGTTTTATCATCTAAATTATAAAAACCGATACCTTCATCAGATATCGGTTTTAAGTAAGGCTCGTTTTTAACTTCAATTTTACCAATCTTTTTTAATTCCATTATTTATCCTCTCCATTTATAACGTTTCTTAAATCATCATCGTATATAGTATTAGGGTAAATTTGTGTGAACGTATCTTCTTTGAGATTACCGTATTCTCCAGATTTTAATATCTGAATGGAATTAGCAGAATGCGTAGGAGTGAACTTCGCAAATAATTTAATTTGTTTTATTGTTACAATACCAGAACCTTTTTTCTTAACATCTAATACTGGCATTACTGTATCAGTACGTTTAGTACCTGGTTCAGTAATCGTCGACATTTGAACTCCAGCAGCAGCATATATAGGGAAGGTCGTATTTCCTTTGTTTAGTCTATGTTCAATTGAAAATAGATTACGTTTTCTACTTTTACCAAACCCAAAGAATGGATGATAGTTTTGAACAATATTAGGACTAATCCCGACTGTAACATCTCTATCAACGTTTATAGTCACATATCCATAGAGCTCTACAAATCCATTTGCTAAAACTTTGAAACGCTGCTGACTCATCATTATACGTTGCCATTCATTCCTTTCTGCACGTAGGGTAATGACTTCAGATGTTTTATTGTTGAATCTATCATCATAGACCATAACTTTAATAAAAGGATCTAAAGATGTTTGACCATTTTGATAAGATTCAAATTGTGCCATTCTAAAAATTACATTACCTACCCAGCGTACTGAACGTCTCATTTCTTCGGGACTTTTCTTTTCACCGACACGTTTTTCATTTATTTCCGAAAGATATGACGTTGTTTTATTTCGAATACCTACCCAATTACTAAAAGATGATAATGTACTAGAACCCCAAACAACGAGATCTCCGTTACTTTTTAAATTGTTAATGAGTTGAGTCATATTATTATTTTTTTGATTAGCCCATCGAGGATAAAATAAACAGTAATCATTATTTACAGAAATAATATCATGCAAATCCAAGTGAGCTGTCAAATTATCTATACGTTGAACTAAGTTACGCATATTTTGTGATTCCTTTTCAGAAAAAGGACTTTTTCCTTTAAAGTTAGATTTATCTGGATCTGTCCCTTTACCTGCCTTCCAGTTATAATCAAAATTTCTATTTAAATCTACATTGTTCACATTCTCTCTTTCTTGATTTGCAAATCCCCACGGGTTAACCATAGGAACATAAATTAAACGTACATTTTTTCTTAAGTAAGTTAATTGAGGATATTTTTCCCACTCATTGACCAATAAGTTGAGTATATGACACATATCGAAAAATCCAGTGGTTTCATTACCGTGTATACATGAAGTGATAAGTAACGTTTTGTTGTAATTTTGCGGTTCAAACGTGAATTTGTACACATTATATTTTCCTGATGTATCTTCTCCGACAACTTCTTTTGTAACGTATTGATTATCAACTAAAGGGTTTAAAAATGCTTCAATATGAGCTTCTGGTTCCCAATTATTTGGTGTTCCATTTTCTCCTAATCTATTTCCTGATATATATGGAGGATTCCAAATAAAATCCACTGCACCATTAGAATGTATTTCTTTATCTAATTTTCTGTTAATTCCTAAAAAGTCATGAAGCAGTCTTTCTTGCAACAAGGGATGTACGGTACCATCTATTGATACTCTGGCTTGTTTTGTTTCAGCTATACCGTCTCCATTTGCTCCTAAAACAAGCCCATTAATATTACCGTTAAGATAATCCAAAAATGCAGAAACGTTTGTATTTCTATAATCAACCTGCATGGCTTGATGTGCATGATGCTTAGTTTCTGTGTGTGCGCGATGCTGATGATCTAATTCATTATAATAATTAAGTATTGTTCTAAAATTATTTATCATCTTGGTTCTAAATGTGTGTCCTATTTGAATAGGAAAATCTAAAGTTAATAACATTTTATGAACCTCCTTTTATTCCTTCTCTAAATGAGATATTCTCTTTTTAAGTTCTTCATTTTCTTTTTCCAAATTTTCTATTTTATCTAAGTAAACACCTAAACCGATGACTGCCTCTATGTGCGTGACTGGAAAATATTCTTCTCCATCTCTATCTTGTAGATATCTTATCGATACTTCTTTACTCATCAATCAATACACTTCCTACTGTTTTGTTATATTCCTCTAACACATTTAAAGAATAGTCACTAGTTTTGAATCCTTTTTTCATAAGATTATTAACGTTTCTTAACCTACGATTGAACTGTGATTGCATTTTTATAATATCTTTCTGAGCATTACTGAATTCCACTTCAATAGGCTGTGAAACAAGGGGGTGATATTCAGTAAGTTTGACAACTTTTAAATCAGTATTAAATCCGATAGGTTTGTGTATAAATCGAATAGTATTATTTTCATGAATACTTTCTAATCCTAAATAATTCGTTGCTACTTCGATTGTTGGAATATCGTCAAGTGTTTCTTTTAATTTCTTCTTTAACTCTGATTGGCTTGTAATATTATCATCATATATTGTAGGGGCTTCTGATTTACCATATTGCTTATAATATGGAGACTTATATTCAGCATATACATGATAAATATCTTTACCTTTAAGAACTGCAGTTAGATTTAAAACACTACTTTTACTCGTACCAACATACATGACTGGATTAGATTTCTTATAATCAATGCCGGATTTTTTCGATTTAAAAACTCCTCTAAAAGAATGTTTACCTTTTGATAATCCTTTAGCTAAAATCACTTTTTGCGTCGAAGCATGAGCGCTGTAACAATCAAAAGTCCCTTTCGACTTATCATCAATAAATACTTCGATAATTCCACCTTTAGGTCCTTTTTTTAGATTCCAAGTTAAGGTTTCATTTCCCCACTTACAATCAAATGTCTTATAAAAGGAATCTCCTATATGTTCAGTAGACCAAGTCCCTTCTTTATTAAAACTTCCAGAGTATGAGAAGTCTTTAGGCTTTATAGGTTTATAGTTTTTCGTTTCGGATTTTGACTTTTTCTTTCCATATCCTTGAATATAGGTGCGTAATTCAGTTGTGATTGTTTTAGCCGAAACCGAACTATTATTATATTTATAAACTAATATTTCATCTGATTTTTTATAAAAATTATC